AAACCAGCAATATCATTTGGTGTTAAAAGTTATGAAAGTAAAGATGGTGAAATTATTTTTCCAGTACCAATAGGAACTTATGGCAACTTTAGTTTTGTACAGGCACCACCTAAATCAAAGAAAACATTTTTTGTATCATTATTATCAGCTATTTATTTAGCAGAAGATTTACCACAATTTTGTGGTGATTTAAAAGCAAATAGAAATGACAAACATTTAATACATTTTGATACTGAACAAGGTAATTTTCACGCACAAATGGTATTTAAAAGACCATTAGAAATGGCTGGATTAAAGAACATAGATAAATATCATACATTAGCTTTAAGACAATATAGTTTTAATGACAGAATAGAAATAATAGAACACTATCTTTATGATAGATTAGATGGTAAAAATATTGGATTAGTAATTATAGATGGTATTGCTGATTTATGTAGTGATGTAAACAATATTGAAGAAAGTAATAATGTAGTTCAAAAGCTAATGAAATGGACAAAAGAATTAGATTGTCATATTGTAACAGTTATACATTCAAATTTTGGAACTGATAAGCCAACAGGGCATTTAGGTTCATTTTTAGAAAAGAAAACAGAAACACAAATTAGTTTAGAATTAAATACAGTTAATAAAGGATTAGTAAAAGTAAGTTGTAAAAGAAGTAGAAATGCACCATTTGAAGATTTTAATTTTAAAGTAAATAATTTTGGATTACCACAAGTAGAAGGAGCATTTTATGACCCATTAAAAGATATATTTTAAGATGAAAGATACAATGAAATACCATATAGAAGAATTACAAACATCAGCAGCAAGAATGTTAGTTTTGAATTCAGATAATTCAATGTTAATAAGTTTCTTCAAAGATTTGAAAAATAAATTAGAATATTTGTATGAATTGAACGAAATGGATAACCAAGCAAATTGGACTGAAATACAAAATGCTTTTAATTCAATATTAAAAATAGATACAGAATTAACAGAAGTGGATTTAAAAATTAAAGTAAAAGAAGCACCAATACCAAAAACTGGTATAGTAACAATAAAAATGTATTAATATGGAATTGTCTACAAATAAATGGTTAGAACAGGTTGCCCAACATCACAAAGAATGGGTTAAAATTGCTAACCTTTATAAAGTAGATGACTATGCAGAAGATATTGTTCAGGAAGTTTATATTGCTTTGTGGAAATATGCTGATGCAGAAAAGATAATTGATGCAAAAGGTAATGTTAGAAAAGGTTATGTTTTTTTTACTATTAAAAGTTTATGTTTTCAGTATTTAAACAAACGAAATAAGATTGATAAAATAGGAATAGATACATTATTCAACTTATCAGATAATAGCAATATAGATGAACACAAAGCATATAATGATATATGTTTAATGATTGATGATGAAATTGAAAACTGGCACTGGTATGATAAAAAGCTTTTTAAACTGTATAGGGATACAGATATGAGTATGAGGGATATTGCAAAAGAAACTAATATTAGTTTAATATCAATATTTCATTCAATTAAAAACTACAAAGAAGTATTAAATAATAAGTTTATGAAAGATTATCAAGATTATATTAATAATGACTATAACAACATATACTAATGGGAAGAAAAAAGAAAGCAACAGGATTAGGTGATACTATTGAACAAATCACAGAAGCAACTGGTATTAAAGCAGCAGTTGAATTATTTAGCAAAGTAACAGGAATAGATTGTGGTTGTGAAGAACGTAAAGCAAAACTAAACAATTTAATTTCATATCGTAGAAATGTTAATTGCTTAAAAGAAGATGAATATTTGTTTTTAAAAGTATTATACGATAATAGAACAAATCAATTAACACCTAAACAGCAGCACACAATTAAAGATATTTACTTAAATGTATTTAATGAAAAGTTAGATAGTTCAAATTGTGCAAGTTGTTGGAGAACTATTTTAAGTGATTTACGAAAGGTTTATGATACCTATGAAGTAAATGAATAAATGGAAAGAAATTGATTTATTTAACTATTTAGTGGAAAATGTTTATCCAGATTTAGTTAAAGCAAAAAACCAAATGTCAAGATGGGATTGCTATTCAGTTTCAACTGGTCACCGAATTGAGTTAAAATGTAGACAAGCACATTATAAAACTTTACTATTAGAAAAAGTAAAATATGATGCTATGATATTAGAATGTGAAAAGCATTTAGATATACCAATTTACATTAATTCAACACCAAAAGGAGTTTATAGTTTTAATCTACATTTAATTGAGCCAATTTGGGAAATAAACAATAAAAATCCAGCAACTACATATTTTAACAATAGAGAAAAAATAGAAAAAGAAGTAACATATTTAGAAATAACAAAAGCAAAACAATTATGAAAGACAATCCAATACAATTAGAATACTTAAAATCAGTATTACTTGCACAACTTTTATTAGAAGCAAATGAAAGTTTAATATTTACAACACAATACAGGCAAACTATTAAGAACTTAATTAATAGATTAAACAAAGAACTTGAACAGGTAGTGTTTGAAGAATATACAAAGGTTTATAAAACAGACCCAGAAATGACTACAAACATATTAAGGTCAATAGAAAATATAATAACTAAACTACAAACATCAACAATAGATGAAATAGTAATGATTGATGCAGTTGTAGATAAATACAAAGAAAACAAAGAATGGTTTTTAGAATATGCTGATGCTGAATTTTTAAGAATAGACTAATGAAAATAACATATACATCATACGGAAAAACATCAACAATAGAAACTCAAAATGATGATATTAATATTGATGATTTAGGTAAAATGCTTTATGATATTTGTTTAACACAAGACTGGCATCCAGCATTATTAAAATCAATATTTAAAAAGAATGTAACTAATGGCGAAAGTTAAAGAAGAAAAGTTTTCACCAACTGAAGAAGATTTAAAAGCAATGGCACTATGTTGGAAAAATGATTTAGCTTATGTTATTAAACCAGCAAAAACTGCAAATAGATATAATATTATAAAATATCAAATAAGTAATTACAATGAAGTATTTTATTATAAAGAAAATAATGTAAATGCAGAATTTACAGAATATGAAGGATTAAAAAAAACAATTGAATTATATAAGTTTCACGCTAAAAGATTTACACAATGACACCAGTACATTATGACAATAAAAAGAACTACGATGTTATAGACTTTATTAAAGACTATGATTTAAACTTTAATGAAGGAAATGTAATTAAATATGTAGCAAGAGCAAAACACAAAGGAACGCATATAAAAGACTTGGAAAAAGCAATAGACTATTTAGAAAGAGAATTATTATATTTAAGACAAAATCAATCAGAATGGATAGAGAACAACAAATAGAATTTGATGCATTAGAATTAGAATACACTTTAAGTTATTTAATTAAAAAAAGAAATTCATTATATTTAAAAGGTTTAAATGATGAAAAGATAAACGATAAGATAAGAGTAATACAAAATAAAATTAGAAACTATGCCAATACCAACACCTAATCAAGGAGAAAAAGAAAAAGAGTTTATTCAACGATGTATGTCTGATGATAAAATGATAAAAGAATATCCAGACACAGACCAAAGATATACAGTATGTAGGATGCAAATCGCAAATCGCAAATAGCAAATTAAGGGAAGCAAATAGCTTCCTTTTTTTATTTTAAAATGTTAAAGTTTTGTTAAAATTTTAATAAGTTGTTTACAATTAAAAAATAGTATTATATTTGTATCAGCAATAAAGCAAAAAACAAAAACAAACATTATGAAAACATTATTAAAAGAATTTGCATTAGCATTATTATTATGGGTTGTATTTTTTACTGGTTCATTAATCCTTTTAAACGTAATTTAAGATGAAAACACAAATTATAGAAAAATTAGATTTACTTTTAAGTACTACATCTGAGTATAATTCATTTCAAATTGCATTAATTAATTCAATTAAGCAAGATTTAATTAACGAATGGAATGCATCAGATAACTATGCACAACAAATCAGGGAAGTTTTAGATATGGATAACACTTATGATTTATTAAACAACATTAAAATAAGATAATATGATAACAACTTTTGATAATAAACAATGGGATAAACAAGAACTATTAGATAATATGTATGATGATAGTTTCTATTATGGATATTTAGGTAAAAACGCATTAAGTAGTTCATCAGCAAAGATGCTTATATCTTCACCAAAAACATATAAATATGTAACACAATATGGTTCTGATGAAAGTCAAGCATTACGTGATGGTAAATTATTTCACACAATGATATTAGAACCACACAAGCTAAATGATTTAGTAATTGTAGATGTAGCAACTAAAGCTGGAAAAGAATATAAACTTGCAAAAGAACAAGGTTTAGAAGTATACACAAGAAAAGAATACAATGATGCTGAACGTTTAACTGATGCATTAATGAAAAACAATGAAGTAGTTTCTTTAATGAGTAAATCACAAACTGAAATACCAGCAGTAGAAATGATTGATGGAATACCATTTAGAGCAAAAGCAGATATCTTAAAGCCAAATATGATTATAGATTTAAAAACAACAACAGGTGTTAAAGACTTTAGATATAGTGCTGATAAATATAGCTATGATTTACAAGCATATTTATATAAAAAGATGTTTGGTGTTGATGACTTTCTTTTTGTTGCAATAGATAAAGGAAGTTTAGATATAGCAATCTTTGAATGTAGTGATGAGTTTTACGCTAAAGGTGAAGCAAAGTTAGAACAAGCAATATCTAACTATAAATACTTCTTTGGTGAAGAGGATATGGATTTAAACCAATATGTTTTAAGAGGAATATTATAGTTATGGAAATAAATAAAATTTATTGCGAAAGCAATTTGGAAACAATGAAAAGAATGCCTGATAACTTTGTAGATTATGTTTTAACAAGTCCACCTTACAATGTAGGATATAATCAAATGAATGGTGATGACACAAAAAAATATAAAGACTATAAAGATAATTTAGATGATTATTTTTTAAATCAAAAGAACCTTATTGATGAATTATTAAGAGTTACTAAAAATCACATTTTTTATAATATACAAATGTTAGGAAATAACAAAGTTGATTTTTTAAATTTATTAGGTCATTTTAAAGATAATATAAAAGATATTATTATATGGCAAAAAAATATGATACCACATATTGAAGAAGGAGTTATATCATCATCATTTGAATTTATAATAATATTTAGTAATCAACAACCAGAAAAAAAGAAATTCTATGATGGAAATTTTAGAGGTAATTTTGGTAATGTAATTAAAACATTAAACGTACATAGTAATCCATTTGCTAAAGAACACAAAGCAATAATGCCATTAGATATTCCAAGAATGTTTATGCAAAAATTTGGTAATGAAAATGATTTATGGTACGACCCATATATGGGAACTGGAACTACTGCTGTTGCATCAATAGAAGAAAAAAGAAATTGGATTGGAAGTGAAATATCAAAAGAATATAAAGATATTGCAAATAAAAGATTACAACCTTATTTAGACCAACAAACATTATTTTAAATGGAACGTAAAGAAATATTTTATTGTAATTTAACATTGCAAAAAGAAAAAGAAATGTTATATTTAAAAAATGTTGTTTATAAAGAAACTGATGGATATTTTAAAAATACAAGATTAGGAGTTAAAGAACCATTAAAAGTATTAAAAGTTGAAGTCATTAAAAGTTTAGGATTTGAAAATTTATCAAATGAATATGATGAAGTTAAAAAATCAAATGAAAAAAGAAATAATATAACTGGTGCATATGAATGATAAAGCAACAGAACACTATAATATTACCTTATATGAAATAGAACAGGGAATGACTATTGAACAAATAAGGTTAATATTAAAAGAATATGAAGCAGCAGAACTATATGAAGAATGCCAAGGAATACATTTAGCATTAGAAATAGTATTATTTAACATACTAACAGAATTAATAAAAGAAACTAAAAAACAAAAAATAAAAATTAGATGGAAACGCAAATAACATTACAATTAAAAAAAGCAATACAAGAAATAACAGGTGTAGATATAAATGAAGTAACACGTAGAAGAGAAACAATAGAAGCACGTGCAATCTACTATAAAGTATTAAAGCAAATAGATAAAAAAAAATCATTAAAATCTATTGGTGCTTCAGTAGGAAAAGACCACGCAACAGTATTACATTCATTAAAGAACTATGATATGTTTGAGCAGTTTAATCCAACACTAAAACTATTTAGAAAACAAATATTGCAAAGATTAAATTATGCAACACCAGATATATTAGATATGACTAAAGATGAATTAATACAAAGTCTACAAATAGATATAATGAAACTAAATGAAGAAATAGCAAACTTGCAAGAAACGATTACTAACCTACAAAAACCAAGAAACAATTACAACATAGTAAACAACATACAAGAATTACTATTAGAAACAGAAGGTAAAGAACACCAAGAATTAATTATAGAAAGGTTACAAGCAGTTTATAGAATGAATAAAAACATTAAACTTTAAATTATGGCAGATATAGCAAAATGTAATGATGCATTATGTCCATCAAAAGAATATTGTTACAGATTTACAGCACCAGCATCAGAAGTATGGCAATCGTATGGAATATTTAATAGGGAAGGTGATGCAGATAATTGTGATATGTTTTGGGCAAATGGTAAATGTAGATATTGCCATTTAGAAAATGATAACCACAAAATGAGTTGTCCAATAATGAAAATACAAGTGAACTTATGACACCAAAAGAAAAAGCAAAAGAATTAGTTGATAAGTTTTATCAAAGATTTCCATTAAAAATGAATGTAATTACGACAAGAGGAGATTTATCTTGGGAATACGATAGCTGGAAAGAAGCCAAACAATGTGCATTAATAGCAGTTAATGAAATATTAAATCAATTTACTTGGACTCCATCTAATGGTTCATCTTATTGGCAAGAAGTTAAACAAGAAATAGAGAAACTATGACACCACAACAAAAAGCAGATGAACTATACATCAAGTATGATGATTTATTAAATAAAGATTTTATGAACCCTATTGTATTTGATAATCAATTAAAACAATGTGTATTAATAGCAATAAATGAATTAATAGAAATTGCTTGTGATTATAGTGACTATGATGAAACAGTAACAAAAGAATATTGGGAAAAAGTAAAAATAGAAATAGATAAATTATGACACCAGAACAAAGAGCATACATACTATATAACAA